TGAATAATATATGATCTATGAATATGATATGCTCCCTAAAGGAGTTGTGAAAAATATACTTGATTTCTATCAGTTTTGTGAGTTTACAGACGGTTCGTGGTCTGGATCTTCTAAAAAAGAATTAAAGTACAATGAGCAGTTGTTGGATGAAGCACACTATCCAACTCTTGTTTCTATGATGAATAAGTATATCTCTGAAAATCAGGGATTTAACTATTACTTCATTCCAAGCGCACATACACATCCAAACTTCCTTAGATACAAGGAGGGTATGCATTATCATTGGCACAATGATATGTGGATCATGGATGGTATCAAGACGGATTACAGTATAACTGTATTTCTTAGTGAACCTGATGACTATGTGGGTGGAGAACTAGAAATTGAAGTTGGTGATTCCTCAGTAGAATATAAACTAGAAGCAGGCAAAGCAGTAATTTATCACACTGGACTCAGACATAGAGTTAAACCAGTATTAAGTGGTGAACGAAATGTAATTACATGGTGGTTTACTTCCATGATTAATAATGGTAAGGTTCGTGATATAATTACAGAGTATTCTCGTCTCCTTGCAGAGACACCCATGGATCCTAGTGTGAAGTGGAAGTTTGAGAACATTCGTCAAAACTTGATTAGAGAACATGCAACTTTCTGATATTAAAGAATATCCTAACTTCTTCTCTCCCACTGATCATCTATCAATCAATCGAACAATTAGTAAACGACCGTGGTACTGGGGTCATCAGAGTCATCCTAAAAAGAATGCTGGTATACCTCCATTTTGGCAGATGCCACTGGATGATGATGCCTTCTTCACAAAGTATCTCCTAAATAGGATTGAAGAAAATACTAGCACTGAATATGATCTTGAGCGTGTTTACGCAAACGGTCAAACTTATGGCATGAGAGGTAGTATTCATCAAGATGGATTTGATGAGAGTTGTAGAACTCTACTATATTATCCTCTTGAAGTTTGGAATCCCGAGTGGAATGGCAAGACTGCTTTTAAACTAGGGAATGAATATCGTTATGTTACCCCAGAACCAAACAAAGCAATTATATTTCCTGGCGCAATTCCACACTGGGCAGAAGAGACCTCCAGAACATTTGCTTCACTGAGAATCACTATCGCATGGAAACTGTTTATTAAAGTAAAATGAACTATCAGGTATACGAATTTCAAGAAATTATTGAACAGGCAATTGCTTGGAGAAGAAGACCCACTGTCTTTGTTCGTAATATCGGTCCACGAGCAATTACAGATGAAACTAGACGAGATGAAGTTTATAATACTTACAGGATGCTGCTAGGTTCTGATGTAATGCAAGGTTTGCTTCGTAATGAATATATCTTTATCTCATTTGATGATTTAGAAACTGCACGAGAGTATGCTGTAGATAATTTCCCAAGAAATAGTGAGGGAGATCCTGACATGTACATACGAGTTGAAGTATATGATAACGAAGGAAGAATCGAGTACGATAACAAATAATCATGGCAGTAACCGAACATTATATGGGTGCTCAAGAGCACAGTATCAACACAGAGACATTCTTAAATTACCATAGATATGTTCCTCAGGCATATGTAAAGTATGATCTGATTGCTGAACCTGCTCGTGTAAAGTTACAAGAGTTCTGGGAATTTATCAAGAGATCTACACTCAAACCAGGATACTCATCAACAGCAATGTTGAAGACAAATGATTCTGGTATTTGGTTTACAACAACCGACAATACATTTGCTGAAGATCTATCATTTCATGCATATAGTACGGTAGATTATAGAACTGTCAATCGTACTGAGTTGTATACCATGTTTGGTAAGACAGAACCAGGGTTGATGAATACTTTGTTATTGGAAGAGTTAGACATTGGACTGGAAGGTATATCTGTCTCTCCTGAAGGTGAGATGCAGAAATGTATTTTGGTATTTCGACCAAACTCACATGTTCTGTCACTTCTAAATCTTCCTAATTATGAGAATATGCAGAAGTTTGTAAATCTTAGTTTTGAAGAATTCAAGACATATAACAATGCTTCCACATCATTCAGTTCTCCAATTCGCTTGCAAGTTGACCCAGACAGTGATACAATCTCTGTAGAGTTTGTCAGTGCTTTCTTCCAGAAAGACTTCTACATTAGTGGTGGCAACCACGATTCTTATCTTAACAGAAAAAATCTATATTTTGAGAGAATGCTTGAGGCAGAGTTGCTGACAGCAGACGAGGTGGCATATTGTAAGACAAATAGTCCATCTTGGCAGCAATTCTCCATCAAATTTAAATATAGTGGTGGTGAGTTAGTAGATAAAAAACTGTACACATTCGATGTTAGTGACTTTGAAACTGTGACATGATCCTTGGTAGTATTATTCATGAGTATAAACTTGATTGCCCAGATGTAAACGAACAAGTTATTGATTTCTTATATCAATACAAGAGAGCACAATCTACTTCTGATGTTAGATCCAATAGAAATGGATGGCAGAAGAATCATCTTGAGACTTTCCCACAACTTAAACCTCTCACTGATCTACTTGCTGTAGAGTTTGAGAGGTTTATTTGTGATGAGATGTTGCCATTAGTTGAGACACGATTCTATCTTGGTAACTTGTTCTGTAATATCAATCCGCCAGGTGCTGTGCATGTACCACATGTACACCAAGGAGATTTTACTGGTGTATATTACTTGCAAGCACCAAAGGATTGTGGTATGCTTGGTATCTTGAATCCACATCAATGTCCTAACACTGCAAGAATGACATCCATGTTTGCTGGTGTCAAACTAGAGCAGAAGATTGTTCCCACTGTTGGCACTGGGTATTTCTTTCCAACACATCTTGTACACTATGTTGAGGAGAATCTATCACAATCAGATAGGATATCCTTGTCATATAATATTAATGTTGAACCAAAATGATTTGTACAGTTCTTGATGGATTATTTGATCCAGTATATCTACATCAGATAGATTCACTGGTGAGAGATATTCCCCTGTGTACAAATAATATTGCTAACAGGAAAACATATCCTTATGGCACAGAGGGTACACATAGATTGATGGGTCAAATACTATTCAATCGTGAGGATATTAATACTATTACCACATTGAAACCTGAGTGTGAAGACTTCTTCAAGATCTTGAAAGTAGTTGAGAAAGAACTTAATGCATACTTCTATTGCTCTCAGATAACTGTGAATGTACAGCACAGTGGTTGTGATGGTACTACACATGTTGACAGTCCCGACCCAAACGACTATACTATTCTATTATTCTCATGTGCTACATGGAATCAAGAGTGGGGTGGACAGTTTCAGTTGTGTACACCAGACGGTGAGGTTGTGGAAGAACACGAGTATATTCCTGGGAGAGTTATCCTCGTGCCATCAAAGCACCCTCATAGAGGTCTAGGACCAACTGAACCATATGTTTACAGGTCATCTGTAGCATTCAGAGTCACACCACTAGACTATCACCTTCGTAAAAACTATCAAGGACACGATGCTTGAATTTTGTTATGAACTCGACTACAAGAACCTTGACTTTACAGATGAAGAAACTCGCAAACTTTATCGTATTGGAAGGGGAGAACAAGGAGTGCTACTGGTACGCCCTTACACTGACGACATTTGCGCTCATTGGCGTTTTGTAGATGAAACTACTGCTCGCGACTCTTCTTCTAAGATATACGAAATGTTCCTTGGATTTAAAACCAAACGGGACTTCATTGGTATGGACATGGCGAGGAAATTCTTGGAGATGGGTTTTACGAGAGCCCGTCGCTATGCTAATCATGCCAGTGGACGGAAGTACGATAAAGTTTCTGGTGAAGTCCGACCCCAAGAGAAAGATTGGCGAACCAATGAAAAGTCCAAAGCTGCTGCCGTATTTAAGGAAGTTCGAGACTTGGCTGCCTATGATGAAACCTACCAACAAATGAGAAAGGAGTGGAGACACAATGAAAGTACCAACGCAAGCAGAGTTGACGCATCTGCAACTGCAAGCAATGTTAAGAGAGAATTCGTTTCCAGAAGGAGAACTAAAGTATCTCGGTGAGCGAGAGGGTGAGCATTGGTATTTGATTGCAGGTGAGCATGAAGTTCCAGTGTCTGCCATTGAGGATTTAACACAGGTAAATGACGATGCAGTTTGATGATCTAAAAACATTTGGTGTCACATATAATAAGTTTACACGAGATGATCTAGAATTTCTATATCGTCAAGTTGATCTTATTCGTAATAACTTTGGTAGTGCAGTGCCTGCTAATGAAGAACTCATTGGTCACATAGATCACGAGTATTTCTTACCTGATCAGTGTAGACAGCAGTTGGAGACACTGGTTCTGCCTATGGTTGGTGCATATCTACAAGAGTATCCAACATATAATAGAGCGAAACTTAGTGTGTTGTCTGATGGTGCGCCTATCTTTCTAAGAGATGCATGGGTAAACTTCCAGAAGAAGTATGAGTACAACCCAGTGCATGATCACGGTGGTTGTTTTAGTTTTGTGTTGTGGTTGAATATACCATACACACGAGAAGATGAAGATGCAATGTCATTCACTCAGAAACTACATAAGGATGCGCTAACATCTAATGGTAAGTTTGAATTCTTTTACAATGATACTCTTGGTGGTATCTACAGTCACAAACTACCAGTTGATCCATCGTATGAGGGTATGATACTATTGTTCCCATCAACCATGAAGCATTGTGTCTATCCATTCTATACATCTGATGACTATAGAATATCAGTATCAGGAAACTTCTATCTCAACACAGGGAGTGGACAGTCCGCGTAGTGGACTATAGGGACGCGCAAGCGTCCTTTTTTTGTATATAATTATCCCATAAGCAATCGATCCTATGCCACTCACTGCTGAACAAGGTTACAAAATCCGCGAGGAATACTCTGACATCAAAGAGAAAGCAGTGTGTGATGCTCATGGTCTTGAGCAGATTGGCGGATCACGCACTAAGATTGATGGACAGAATGCTGATAAGCGTGTCAGTATCAAGAATGCTAGTGGTAGAAGCACCCAGGTGCATCTAACTACACAGAAGCATTTCATGGAGACTCTCAACATTACAGGTGATGCTGCTGAGTTTGTCAAGCATTTCTGTGGTAACAAAGACTATAATTACAACGGCAAGGATCGCCGTACTATTAAACAGATCGACACACAATATACTGAGGCATTCAAACAGTTCCTTGATAACAATAAGCGTGCTGTTGTTGATCTTATTATCAAGAATGGGTTTGACATTACTCATGTAGTGTACAACCACATGCCAACTCAAGAGTATGAGTTGACATATCAACAGATCATTGATAAGATTGAGCAAGCGGAGTGGAAGTTCTTGCGTGGTGGTATCCACCTCAAACTAAATGGCAAGAGTCTTTTCCACTTCCAGCGTGAGGGTAAGCGTAACCCTAGCAATCGTTACAATGTTCTCTGGCACATCCACCTCAACCTGTTCGTATGATTATTGAGAAAGACTGTATTGAAGGCATGAAGGAGTTAGAACCTAACTCTGTAGACTGCATCATCACATCTCCACCATACAATAAGAAAGGTTTGCTTGGCAATGTCAAGCGTGGTAATCAGATCTGGGGTAAGTTTAACATTGATTATTCTACCTACGGTGATGATATGCCAGAAGAAGAGTATCAGGCATGGATGGTAGCATTCTTGAATGAGTGTCACAGGGTGATCAAAGATGATGGTAGCATCTTCTTCAATCACAAACCACGCAGACACAAGAACAGATGCTATTTGCCTACTGATTTCATTGCACATAGTGATGCACAGTTGTATCAATTGATCATCTGGGACAGACGCAACTCACCTAACATCCGCAATGATGTTCTTGTACCATGCACTGAACACATCTATTGGTTCTGTAAGAAGAAACCCAAGGTGTTCCGTGATGCTGTTGATCAACAGTATCGCAGTGAGGTGTGGGTGATCCCTCCTGATCGCCAGAAGCAGCATCCTGCGCCCTTCCCTGAGCAGTTGGTACGCAATTGCATCCAACTCACTACACAGGCAGGGGATCTCGTCCTAGATCCTTTTATGGGATCTGGCACCACTGCTATGGTGGCACAGTCACTCCAGCGTAAGTGGATGGGATACGAGATTGATAAAGATTATATTAAGATCAGCACAGAAAGACTGAATTCTAGTGTATTATCATTTACATAGTATTGCTCAAACGCCTTAACAACACATGGACTGGAACACAACCAAACACGAGAAGCGTAAAGACGCATTCTTCATCTTTTATGAAAGTGTGTTGAAACCAGATCATGAACTGCGCCAAGATGCACATGATCAACAATGTTATCATGAGTTGTTAGAATGGCGTGGTGAGATTATTGCTTACTTGGACAAACGCCGTAACGAGGAGTTTAATTCGTGACATCACCCATCATTCAACCTGACAACACTTATGAAAAGCAACGCCAATGTCGTATGCAAGATGCTATCGACGATTACCTCTCGGATGACAAAGTATCAAGCAGACAAGCGTATGAAGAGATGCTATCTTGCATCAATGATGTGATACAATATCACGAGAAAGCATACTGTCGTGCTCGTGGTCTCTATGATCTCATGATGGGCAATCGAGAGATCGATCCATTCCTTGATGATCCTGAACTTGTCAAGAAATGGCAGTATGATAAATTACCTAAGCGTTATTGATTACCATGACTGAAGAAGAATTTCGGCAAGCAATCAACAACATGTTGATGATGCAAAGCAACAACGATGCCAATTTCCAGATCCTGCAGGCACAAATTGACAACCTGCAACGACAGATCAATGATCTAAATGATCTCAAGGAGATGTTCCGTCTCCCTAAACCAGAGAACAAGGATCGGAAGTATTTCGATGAACAAGAGTGATTTTGAATTGCTTCAACCTGTGACATATGGTCATGTTTCAGGTTATATCTCTTTCATTAGTGAGTATTACATCACTATTTGCTTCAAGGACATCCCACTGCCCACGAGTGCAAACTCACGGTGGGGTCGTCACTATGTTAACATCGTTGTCTACCCACAGTTTTATCATGAAGTACGCAGTTGTTTGGATGAAGAACAAGAAGAAAGGCACTTCCCGCCAAGAAGCGATCTTCTACAATTTGGAAGATGCCGCTCTGTGGGAACAGCACATAAACAAAACGCAACATGCTAAGACGGATATCATTCCGATCTTTACAGATGCCTGAGACCACGCTAGAATCGTCTGTAAGCACCCTGAACCCATAATGACTGATCAAACTACTGAAGTGCCCCTGACGCCCTCTCAGATCCGATTCCTGTTGGATATGATGATGGGATGCCCTCTAGGACACACTGAACAGTATTCATACCATCACAATGTCAACGCAGGTCGCCTGTACGACCAGTTGCAGAACTGTCTACCAGATGCCCCACGGGACGCTGAATGATGTATTCTATAGAAGTCGTCAAGGGAACACCCC